TCTACATCTGAAGATTATATCGATACTTGGACTTGCCATTATGAAGATGCTGAAACTGGTAAACGTTTTACAATGACTCTAGATATTCCTAGATTGATTAATAATCGATTTATGAAATTAAGAGGTAATGAAAAGACTCTTATTGGTCAATTGATGCTTTTACCAATAGTAAAAACAGATGGCGATGCTGTTCAATTAGTATCTAACTATTCTAAGGTATTCATCTATAGAAAATCTCCAAGTGGTTTATCTAAATCTTCTCCTATTATTAATAAAATCGTAAAGACTTTAACTAAGTATGAAGGTAACGATATTAAAGTCACTGATGGTGATAATAGAAAGATTTGTTTAAAATATGAATTACCTATGGAATTTATTGACTTGGCATCTATGTATTCTAAGATCAAATTCAAAGATGGTTCTTATATTTCTTTCAATATGGATGAGCTATCTAAAATTCCATTTGATAAATCCTATTTCCCAGCTGGTTCTCCAGAATCTAAAGCCACTGATGAAATGCTTGCTAATAAATATATTGCCTGCTATGTAGTTAATGGTAGAAGGGTTCCATTTATTGATACCAGTGTAGATATGGGTATTTTAAATATCTTAAGAAACCATGATAAGTCTGGTGAGTTTGATAAAATCTATAGAACTGTTTCTGTAGCTAAGAGATTAATGTATTCTGAAGCTTCTATCATGAATACCAAGATACCTGTAGTTATTCTCTTATCATATAATATAGGTCTGCAAAGATTATTGAACAGAGTTGGAATCAAATATGAATTCCAAGAAACACGTCCATCTAGAGATACTACTTATATCAAATTCAAAGATGGTTATCTAGCATACTACTCTGATGATCCTGGTCATAATATGCTTATGAATGGATTGATGCAATGCGATTTCAATGATTATTCAATCAAAGAAATAAATGGCAAAGATATGTGGTTAGATATGTTAGATGATTTCGGTGGTAGAATCAAAGCAGATGGTTTTGATAACTTCTATGATTTAATGATAGATCCTATTACTAAAGAAATCTGTAAGACTTTAAATGTACCAGATAACTACATTGATCTTATGATCTATGGTAATGATTTATTAGTAGATAATAAGTTTAACCGTCACACTGATATTACTGGTAACCGTCTAAGAACTAATGAAGTTATTGTTGGTCACTTGTACCAAGTTCTTGCTAAAGCATACGGTGCTTATAGAACTATGATCAAGAGAAGCAAAGGTCAAGCTACTTTCTCTGCTAAGAGATCCGCAGTAATTGATTCTATCTTAACACATGACCAAACATCTTCTGACTTATCTACTTTGAATCCTTTGTTAGAAGCAGAAACTTCTTCCAAAGTTACATTCAAAGGTTTATCAGGTATGAACTCTGAAAGATCTTTTGGTCTTGATAAACGTGGTTATGATAAAACAATGCTTGGTGTTCTTGGTATGTCTACAGGCTTTGCTTCTACAGTAGGTATTAATAGACAAACTGTAATTGATGCTGGTGTTAGAAACAAACGTGGATTCATTACTCCTAAGAAACCAGAAGAGTTGAATAACTTAAATACATTCTCTGTTATGGAAGCATTATCTCCATTAGCTATTAATCATGATGACCCATTCCGTACAGCAATGGCATTTACTCAAACAGCACAACATCAAATGTTGGTTAAAAAATCTATGCCTGCTCTTATTACTACTGGTGCCGATGAAGCATTACCATATCTTACTTCTAATAAGTTTGCATATAAATGCCCATTTGAAAAAGCAGTGGTAAAAGAAATTACTAAGGATTATATGATCATTGAAGATTCTAAGACAAAAGAAAGAGATTTCATTGATCTTAGAACAAATATTCAAAAGAACTCAGATGGTGGTTTCTATATTACTATCAAACTAGATCCAACAGTAAAGGTTGGTCAAAAGGTTGAAGCTAATGATATAATAGCATATGATAAACAATCTTATTCCAATGCAATTGGCAATAGAGGTAAAGGTTCTAGTCCATTCAATATCTCTTATAACATGGGTACCTTAGCTAAGGTTGCTATTATGAATACTGACTTAGGTTATGAAGACTCTTGTGTAGTTGATAACTCTATTTCTGAAGCTCTAGAATCTAAAGTAGACGTTCAAAAGGACGTATCTCTTGATAAGAACTCTAACGTATATAATATGGTATCTGTTGGTGATCATGTTCAAGAAGGTGATCCTTTACTTATTTTCCAAGATGCATTTGATGAAAAAGAAGCAAATGAGTTATTGAAAAATATTACAGATGATAATGCTGATGGATTATCAGATCTAGGACGTAAACCAGTAAGAGCTAAGATGACTGGTCAGATTACTGATATTAGAATTTATAGAACTTGCGATGATGAAGAACTTTCTCCTACATTATTGAAGATAGTAAAAGAATATGATGCTAGAATCAATAAACTTAAAAAGATTATGAGAAAGAATGGAGTAGATAAAGAATATACTCTAGAAGCAACAAGTAAACTTCCTGCAGAAGGTAAATTGAAACATCTTGATGGTGTTCGTATTGAATTCTATATTGAAGTAAATGATAAGTTTGGTATTGGTGATAAACTAGTATTCTCTCAAGCTCTTAAAGGTGTAAACTCTTACATCGTTCCTAAGGGTGAAGAAGCATTTACTGATTATCGTAAAGATGAATATGTAAATGCATTCCTTACTATCTCTGGTGTAATGGGTCGTATGGTTCCATCTGCATTGTTGCAAGGTTTATTAAATAAACTTGTTTTAGAAACTTCTCGTCAATGTCAAGAAGAACTAGGAATCAAACCAAGAATGCTGAATGAAATATTAGCCGATCTATAATAAAAAAAATAAGGAGTAGAGCA